TTCCTGGCATGGTTCCTACTCTTCAAAATGCCCCTTTCCGATAGCTACCCCCAGTCAGGTGCCAGTTGCCACAATTAACACCCGAAATCACCCCTCTGCATCGGCTCTGGGCCGATCCGGCATACCGTTCGCGGCAGAGCATGGCGCACCGGCTGACGTGGGATGCCGACATGCTCGCCGCGCTGCGCGAGGGCATTGCCGCCGGGAGAAGCTGGGGGGCGATCGGCCGGATTATCGGCGTGACGCCCCACGTCGCCTGGGACGAGGCTTTCCGTCGGGGTTGGACGCCGACACCGTCCGGGTCGTCACGTTTCGGTGCCGCGTGGCGTCGTGCGCGCCAGTGAGATGCTACGCGTCGAGGACGGGGACCAAGCGGAACCTCGATGCCATGCGCAACGCCGGGTGGGGCTTGCTGGTCAGCCGAGCTGGCGAGTGGCGCACCGAGGGGTTCGAGGATGTGGTGGGCGACAACGGCGCATGGGCTGACTTCCAGGCTGGGCGCGGGTTCGATGAGGACGCATTCGAGCGGTTCCTCGACTGGTTCGCCGCTCAACCGGTAGCACCGCAGTGGATCGTGTTGCCGGATATTGTGGCGGGCGGCCTCAAATCCCTCGAGTTGTCGCTGCGGTATCAGAACCGGTGCTTGGCGATCGCGCCCCTGGTGCTGATCGCGGTGCAGGACGGGATGCGGCAATCGGATTTGGCCCCGCTGGTCGGTCGCAATGTCGGTGTGTTCCTGGGTGGCTCGACGCAATGGAAGCTGGACACCATGGCTGACTGGGGAGAGTTCTGCGCCGAGCGGGGCGTCTACTACCACGTTGCCCGTGTGAATACCGAACGGCGCATCTGGATGGCTGTTGCTGCCGGCGCGGATAGTGTGGACGGGTCGAGCGGCAGCCGATTTGCCAGCACCATCCCGATGCTCAACCGGGCGCGTCATCAGCAGGATCTGTTCGCGGCATAAAGAAAAGGCCCCGCACTCACAGGGAGATACGGGGCGCTGAGTTCTCGGACTTATCGCGGAACCCAGCATAGCACTGCGGAGAGCCGCCATGCCAGCCAGCATGAAACACAGTGTGTCGGTACCCTGGACCGACGAGGAGCGCACCACGCTGCGCCAGATGTGGGAGAACGGCATGGGCGTGACGCTGCTCGGGCGCATGCTAGGGCGGTCCAAGTATTCCGTCCGCTCCGAGATCGAGACGCTGAAGCTAGGGCCGCGTGGAGGCCTCCAGGGGCTGCCAGAGCCGCCTCCCGGCCGGGTGGTGCTGGCACGGGCGCAGCCGAAGCCTCTGCCACCAGGCGCCCGCACGCTGCCGCCGCTGCCATCTGAACTGACGGCCGATCAGTGACCCATCTTGTCCAGGCGATCGCTTACGAATTTGTCCAGCGCCTTGGTGACCAGTCCGTCGAATGCAGCACGCCTCCGATTAACGAGTTCCTGATCAGTCTTGAACCCCAACGCGGTCATGCTCGGATCAGCGCTGATTAACGCAGCGGCGATTGAGGCTACCGCGATCATCAACTCAACCTGCACGTCGTCGGCGCTGGTTCCCCGGAAGTGGTCAGACGCCACCTCAATCAGTTTCTCGATCAGATCATCATCCATAACCGCACCATAGGACCATCATGGCTAACGAACAGCTAGAGTCGTTCCTCAAGGGCGAAACCGCGACCGTCACCGAAGCCCCGCCGGAGGCCCCACAGGCAGCGCCAGAGGCGCCGGCGCCTAAGCCCGAGGCAAAGCCCGAGCCGGCCGCCAAGCCCGCCACAGCTAAGCCCGAGCCCGAGGACGAGGCCGATGCGGAGCCGTCCGATCGTCTTGAGCAGGACGGCAAGAGCTACATTCCGCAGCAAGTGCTTGAACGCGAGCGCCAGCGCCGCCAGGATTGGAAAGCGCGTGCGGTCGAGGCCGAGACCAAGCACAAGGAGCTGCAGCGCCAGTTCGAGGACGCCCAGCGCCGCGCGACCGCCCCGCCACCACAGCCACAGGCGCCACCACAGCCGCCGCCCGATCCGGCCACCAACCCGCAGGCGTGGGCACAGCACGTCGTCCAGCAGCAGCAGGCGGCGCTGCTCAACGAGCGGCTCAACAACAGCGAAATGATGTTGAGCGATAAGATCGGGGCGGAGAAGCTGAACGAGTACGTGCAGGAGTTCCGCTCGCTTGCCAACGCGGACCCGACGCTGTTCGGCAAGCTCTACAGCCAGCCGCATCCCTACGCGTGGCTGACGCGCGAGGTCGACCGGCTGCGCCTGGTGCGCGATGTCGGGGACGATCCGGCCGCATACCGCGAGAAGATACTGGCCGAGGGCCGCGCACAGTGGGAGCAGGAAGCCAAGCCGGCGCCCCTCCCCTCACCCGCCGCCGGGATGCAGCCAAGCCTCGGCACCGCACGCAGCGTCGCAGGACGCACCGCGGGGGCATGGTCCGGCGAGCCGAGCCTCGAGGACGTGCTCAACCCGATCCAAAACCGCAAGCGGCCGAACGGTGCCGGCGGCTCAGTGCGCTACTAGCCGTGCCTAACCCGTAGCCGGGGTCAATCGGGCGTTTCGACCAGTCCCAGGTCGTCGAAGTGGGGCTAACCGTCGCCGGGTGAACTTAGCGGGTGTCCGACCGTAGCCGGGTCGTAACAAGCGGGCGGTTCGACCTATCGAGTCCGGGTCGTCGAAGCGGGCCGCAATCCCAATGCGGAACCCCAAACAATGGCTGACATGATCCTAACCCCGGCAAGACCGGGCTTAACCCCAATACAATGGCAAAGTGACTTCTGGGTAGAGTTCCTCCGAGAAAACCAGTTCACACCGTATTTCGGCACCACTATGGATGCCATGATACAGTTGCAGACTGATCTTACGCGCAAACCAGGCGATACTGTTGTCTTCCCCACCGTGCGTAATCTGGTCGGAGCCGGCGTTAGCGGCAACACGGTCCTAGAGGGCAATGAAGAAATACTAAATGCCAGATCACTTAACGTCGTGGTCAGCGTCATTCGCCATGCCGTGGCGGTGTCAGACTGGGACGAGCAGAAGAGCGTCATCGATCTGCTGCAAGCTGGCAGGAGCGTCCTGAAGAACTGGGCGGCGAATAAGCTCAGGACTGACATCATCTCGTCGCTCGGAGCGATCACGGCAGACGGCAATGTGCAACTCACCTACGCCGCAGCCTCCGCTGCCCAACGCAATACCTGGCTGGTCAACAACGCCGACCGGGTGCTGTTCGGGATCAGCAAGGCCAACGCGGTCAGCGGTGTATATGCAACTGCATTGGCGACCGTCGACAATGCGGCCGACAAGATGACCGCCGCGCAGATCACCCTCGCAAAGCGGCTGGCACGCACCGCAACGCCGAAGATCCGACCCATCCGAATAAGCAACGACGAGGAGTGGTACGTGCTCTTCGTACCGTCCCTCGTGTTCCGCGACCTGATGCTAGACCCGGTCATCATCAACGCACTGCAATACGCATGGAACCGGGGCAGCGACAATCCGTTATTCACGGCTGGTGATCTGATTTATGACGGGGTCATCATCCGCGAAATCCCCGAGTTGCCGGTCCTGCACACCGGTGATCCCGGCGGCTCCACGATCGACTGCGGTGCGTCCTACCTCTGCGGCGCGCAGGCTCTCGGTATCGCCTGGGCACAGCGCACCAAAGTGATCACCAACACTCGTGACTATGGCTTCATGAACGGCGTTGGCGTTGAGGAAATCCGCGGCGTGGCCAAGCTGCGCTTCGGCACCGATCCAACGGTGGACACGACCAAACCTGTAGACAATGGGGTCATGACGGTGTGGAGCGCAGCGGTCGCTGACGCATAGCTGTTTGTAGCTACGACAGGAGGCGCCGAACCGGCCTCCTGCTTTTCTCACAGGAGACATCCAATGGAAGAACAACACACGCCGCGTCGTGAACGTCGGCCGCTGCCAGCCGTATCAGCGTCCGTCACCGCGGCTGCGGCTGAGGCCGGCCTCGAGCCGCCCACGCCCGAACAGATCGCCGCCATCCAGGGCGCCACGGTGGTGCTGCCGCCCGACAGCGCCGCATCGGCCGGCGCCCGCGGCGTCTACGACAACATTGAGCACAACACGATGCTGCGCGATGCGGGATACGTGGAGCTTGGCGTTGATCCGGCCGACCCTGGCGCCGAGGTCGATGTGCCTCCAAACGGCGGCAACGGCGGCAACGGCGGCACGGCCACAGCGCCTGCCAACACCACCGTGCCAGCGGTCACCCAGGCCGGCACGACGCTCTCCTGCACGCAGGGCGAATGGTCGGGCGAGCCCACGTCCTACAGCTACGCCTGGAAGCTCGACGACGCGGCAGCCGGCAGCGACGCTGCGACCTACGACGTGCAGGCTGGCGATGTCGGCAAGAACGCCACATGCACCGTGACTGCGACGAACGCGGCAGGCTCGGCGGCAGCGCCTCCGTCAACCGGCGTCGTGGTGGCCTGAGATGACGACATCGGTCGGTACGATCGCACAGATGGCACTCCGTCGCCTTGGCGTGCGCATCGTACCGCTCGATGACTCTCCGACACTGACCGAGATGGTGCCCGTAGCTACGATTGCCACTGCGGCCCTTGTCGAACTCGGCGTCATCGCCTCGGACGAAACGCCGATCCCGTCCGATCAGGCGCTGATGCTCGACAAGGTGGCGAGCGTCCACGCGGCGCTCGATGCGCAGGGCGTGGTGTGGTGGCCGGTCGGCTCCGTGCCGCGGGCGTTCACCGAGGAATACACCAAGCTCACGGCCGCCTTCGCCGGCAGCAGCTTCGGCAAGGCTATTGATCCAGCGATGGTGGCGCTGCTCGAGGCGCGCGTGCGCAAGGGCGCCATGGTGCTGTCTGCCGACACCAACGCGCAGCAGGCGGTGCAGGCGGTGCATGATGATCTCGTTATGCGCGGCATCGCTCGGTGGACATCGCTGGACATACCGGACCCACTCGCCGACCCGTACGCCACGCTGGCGGCCGACGCGCTGGCGCCACTGTTCGGTGGCGATACCGACCCACGCGATACCCAGGACGCGATGGTGGCGATCTGCCGCTACATCGCACTGCCCAGCAGCGGCGAGACGGTGTCGGTGGCGTACTTCTAAATCCCACGAGGTGCGTGATGGCATATCGTCTCAATTATTCCGATTATAGTACGACTACGGGACCGCCTGATCCGGCTGCATGGGTAGGCCCGCCTGGTCCTACGGGGCCGCCTGGCCCGCCTGGCCCGATGCCTCCTGGCGGCCCGTTCCTGCCGCTGACCGGCGGCACGGTGTCGGGGCCGCTTAACTACACCGCGACCGGGGGCACTGCCTCCCGTGCTGCACAGGACCGCGCGGTTGAAGCGATCAGCGTCAAGGATTTCGGTGCCAAGGGTGACGGCAGCGATGACGGCTCAGCGTTTGCTGCTGCGCTTGCTCATGTCGCTAGCGGTGGCAGGCTCGTTGTGCCAGCCGGTAGCTACAACATCAATCAAGCACTGTCTCAGGCGATCACTGGCACCGTCACGTTCGAGGGCGCAGGCAGCGGAACCACGGTGCTGTATTTCAACGCCGCTGCTGACGGCTTGACGTTCTCACTGGCATCGAACACCGTCGTCCACGTATCCGGACTGACACTGATACGCGCGGCAACCGGCGCGACCTATGCCAACAACGGATTGAGCATCACGTCGGCTGCACAGGCACTTCGCTACGGCGTGGCCAGCGTTCGGGATGTGGCGTTCATCGGTAGCTCGCACTTCTGGGCAACCGGTATCTACGTGTTCAACGTCAGCAACGCATCACTCGATCACATCTCCTATATCGCACCGAACGCGACTGGCACGGGGGCCGATGGCGGGACCGGCATTTATCTCGCTGGTGCCAGCGGTTCGTCGTATCTGGCGGAAGTCAAGCTGAACGACATCAACACGCAGGGCGGTACCGCAGGGCTGCAAATCGGTGACTGGGTGCAAGGCGTCTACGTGACGCAGAGCGCCTTCATCGGTAACAACTATGGTCTCGTTTGGTCTGGCGTCTCGGGTGATGCTGATCTTTGGCTGGCCGTCAGCAACTCGCATTTCAATTCCGGAACACGCGGCCTGTTCGCTGACGTTGCGATGTCTCCCCAGATCACCA